CCAGCGGATCAGGATAGACATACCGCTGGTAGTTCGCACTCGTGCAGGTCTCGATAGCCCAAACACTCATTTCTGCCTCCTCTCGCGGATGAGCTTTTTGAGGTAGCTCTGCCACCTGGTCAACTCGCGGATGCGGTCGACACGAGCCTGGGCTAGCTCAGGGGATAGCTCGTGAGAGTCGAGCCAGTTCTGCAGATTTAAAACCTGCTGAGATGCCTCACACAGGTCCTTGATCGTCGGCCTAGTGTTGGCGAAGCTCATGGTCAGGACTCCTCTCGAAGCGTGAAAAAGACCAGGGCGGGCACCAACCCAGGAATCCCGCCCCGGCGAGAGCCGGTACATCCGGCCCACAACAGAAGCATAGCATTTCAGTGATCGTTGTCAACAGCGACCACCAAAATATTTCGCGTGATCTTGACTACGCTTCAGACTAGTGTAATATTGGATAGACAGACCGCTTGAAACGAGTCGGTTACAATCCTTGACATGGTGATCGGAGAATCAATGAGCGTAGAGACTTTGGAGCGAACCATGGCCAGGCCCAAGGGACGTCCCAAGAAATCAGAGAGAGACGATATCACGGCTCGCATCGACCGAACGATCGTCGGCAAAGCCAAGCTGGTGGCAACATGGCTTGGGCTTGAAGGCGGGGTCGCGGAATTGCTTTCGGACCTCGTGCGTGAGCCCGTGGATCGGGCCTACGGGAAGATGCTGCGAGATCTTGGTGCAGGGGACTCAACCCCGCTCAAACGAAAGGAATGAGAGACTACCATGTTCACGACAATCATCACCCTGGCACTTCTAGCGCAGGCACCTGCAGCCTCGCCGCAACCCCAGGTGCAACGACACGAATCTGAGTACCAGCGTGGCATCCGCGAGCTGGTGGCCAAGCATCGGGCTCAACGCAAGGCCAAGAGTGCCGCACGCGCGGCTCGCGCCCGAGATGAAGTCAAGGCACGGGCTATCGCCCAGGATCAAGCCGATCGCGAATACATAGCCATGCGGCCCTACCTGCTCGAGGCGCAGCGTCAGCAGCTCGAGCGGGTCTCGGCGATCGAGCGAAATGCCGCACTGGATCGGATGGCCGCGGCCCAGGCAGCGCAGGCGGAAGCAGCTCAGCGGGCTGCTCAGGCATACGAGTGGCAAGTCTGGAAGGGCGGTGCGAAGTGATCACCCCAGAAGGCCGTCGGTTCGCCCAGGACCTCGCCAACGGCGGTGGTGCGGATGTGCATGTCCACGGCCAGCGTGCCTGCTCGTGCGGCTGCAGCCAGGTGGCATCGGTGACACTCACCGTCGACGGCATGTCCATCCGCGCCACGAGCCCCGAGACGCTCGACAAGCTACTCAGCGCGCTGGCTCAGGCGAGAGCTTGGGTCTGGAAACCATGAAACATCCACCCAGAGGACAAAGTTTGTGCTGGGTCTGGATGTGCGAGGGCAAACCGGAAGTTGAGATCTCAACCCGAACTCAACCATTCCCTGTTGCTCGGATAACCGTCTGGGTGTGCAATGAATGTGCAATCCGACTGTGCGCGAAAACCCCCGCACGGCAACACACCGGCGGGGGAGGCTACTGATCTCGGACGCGAGCCATTCTACCTCGCGGCGGACAAGGCGCAAAGAAAGAGCCCGGAACAACAAGTTCCGGGCTCACGGGTCAAACAGTCTCGTCGGCGCACTTGAGTTTACCGCGCGGGACGCTTCGACCACATACCAACCCGCCGGAATCGCTCCGGGTCCAGTTCCGTATACCGCACGGTGTTCTGGATCTGCCTGTGCCCAAGCCATTCCATGATCATCCTCGTGTCATGGCCCCGGTTCGCGAGTCCATACCCGCATGAGTGACGTAACATGTGCGGATGAACGGGGAATGGGATCTTGGCTGCGATCCCGGCTTGCGCCACGATGTGAGCAACCATCCGTCGGGAAAGCGCATAACCTCGCTCCGAGAGAAACACCAGACCGCTCTGGCGGGGCTTCAACTTCCGCAGGGCGGCGACTTCATCGGGGTCCATCGGGTGCGTGCCCGGCTTCGAGTCCTTCAGCCGGGTCACGTAGACGGTCCGCTCCCCAATATCGATGTTCTCCCACCGCAGGTCGACCAGCTCCGACACGCGCAGTCCATGCCGGTAACCGATCAGGATGAGCGTTGCGTTGCGATGGCCAAACTTCCCCATTTTGCGGGCGGCCCGCATCAATCGGTTCAGCTCGTCATCGACAAGGTGCTCACGCGGACGTTTTTCCTTGTTCGTTCTCTTGTTGGGTGGTGCACCCACGTTTCAACCTTTATGGGAAATCCACGATTTCCCAAAACAGTCGCTTTTGCAGACTGCGACCTGATTAATTTTGGTCTAAATCAGTGGGTCTCCAAAGTTATGGCTGCCACCTTTAGCTGAAAGTAGCAATGATAACCACCCAGGAGTTTCCCAGGATTTCCCGCCAGAGTCCCGATGCCACCGGCTGGTTTTTCCTAGAGGATTGCCCACTTGCCTTGGTTTGATCGTGCGAGGACCTCTATCATTTAGGGTACGACATGATTGGGACCGTATGCCCAAATCGGCAGACGTCGTCTGCCGATTCGCCCGATCAGAAACTTCATCAAGCCTTCTTAGGCTGTAGGTTTTCAACTTCGCGTGCATATGGTAAATTGGCAGCTGCCTCGGATCTCAGCCCAGGCTGATAATGGGATCCCAGACGGAACTGTTGTGGGTCACAGGATCAGGAAAAACAAATGCAAGGTTCTAGAACTACAAGACTTACAAATTGGGAGGCGATCGAGAAACGATGGTTCCCTCCGGCGACGTTGCCGTGGGTGTCAGGCGGATTCCGGGTGCACGGGAGAGAGTACGAGATCGTTTGCTTCCCTCCTGGCGTCCATCCGATCGGCTCCATCTTCTGGGCGGCTTTCAGTGCCTGGTTCATCCTGCGCAGAGTTGCGCCGTCCCATGCGGACCAGCGGACGCAAGTCACTACGCTGATTGAGCAAACGAACGCATCCAAGTAAGCAAATAGATGCAATGGCTGTTTCGTGTCGTATGCTATCTAATTGAGGGTCGATGGCTGCGATCCTCAGTGCGATTGCGAAGCTGCGGGGCCACCCCGGAGTCTCCGGCCGGGGTGGCCTTCTCCTCTAGCTGTGTGACGTGGCCGATGCGACGACTGGAACCTTTCTGGTCAACAGCCTCGCTGGAGCAACAAGACCGGGCTCCTGATCTGATCGCTCGCCACTTTGCGGCAACCGCGGCGCATTCCCGGCACTTGCAAAGCCGCTATCCTCGCGAGGATGTTGAGCCGCGGGTAATGTACGCCCTCTACAAGGCGGCATACACTTATCAACCCGGGCACGCAGGGTTTGTGCACTGGCTGAAGATCAAGATCCTGGGCGAAACCTCCATGTTACGGACTCGGCAGGCCTACCGCGACCGGCACGGTATTCGGATCGCGAACCTCGATTTTTCACTACTGGATCAACGGTTTTGCTACCGAGAGACGTCATGAATCCCTTCCAGCCTGGTGACCTTGTGACCCACTCCCGCGACTCGCGCCCCTGGCGGGTAGTCCACGTCTATCCGGATCGCCTGGCCGCCTATCTCGAGTTCGTCGGCGATGCCTTGAATCGATCGACGTTTGCTTTCCTCGCCGACCTCCAACCTTACCGCGAACCTGCTTTGATGGACTGAGGTTCCCCATGTCCTTCGTAGGTTTCGAGTGGTTTCAGATCGCGATCGGTTGGGGCTACGTGAGCGCAATCATGACCTGGCTGGTTTTGCAGTGGGCATTCCCCATGGAGTCTGACAATGAACGCGATTCACTGCTCAATCGCGATCGAGAAGACCCGCTGTGACTTCACCTCGCCGGACTCTGGCTGGCCTTGCACGCCGCAAGCGAGGCGAGCCCTGCGTGAGCATCCGATCGGTGGGGTAGAGACTCCGACCGGACGAGGCCGTCCCGAATGTGCTTGCAACCCACGCTCGGGGCGGTCCTTTTGTGACTTCGAGTCTCATGAGGACTACCTGGAGTCTCCCTAATGTCGGCCCTGATCGACCTTGATGAGGAGCTGATCGGGGATCTCGCATTCCTGGGGTTGTCGAATCGCCAGATCTCCATCGTCGTCGGCTGTGATCACACGACATTTTGTCACCGCGGCCGGATTCTCGACATTTTAGAGCAGCGGCGAAAGGATCACGAGATCGCGCTAATCGACGCCTGGTTGCTTGAGCCGGCCGCCGCGCACCGCAGCGATGAGCGGGTCGAACGAATCGCCAGTGTGATCGAGAAAGCTCGGCTATCTCCAGGCTGGGGACGGCGAGAGCGGCTTCGAAAGACCGCGCGGACCGCTGTTAAACAGCGAAAGATCAGCGAGTGATTTGGTGGCGAACAAGCAAAGGGGACGACCATTCCAACCCGGCAAGAGCGGCAACCCCAAGGGCCGGCCGCCGACCGAAGTGTGCCTCACGGCGCTGCTCCGGGCGGCCCTGGCCGAGCGTAACGACGATGGCAAGCGGACCAAAGCGCGGGCGGTGATCGACGCCCTGGTCGAGCAAGCGTGCGAGGGGAAAACAGCGGCGATACAGCAGATCTTCGACCGCATCGACGGAATCTTGCAGCCAATCCTGGAAGGCCCCGCGCTCGATCTCGAGGCCGTGGCTCTGGCGATGAAAGCCAAGTATGACAGCGTTAGGCCTGGAGGACCTCCTGCACGCGACGAGAGATGATCCCGATGCATTCAACGATGTTTTCATCAATGACGGTAAGTTCTTCTGGTCGAGACAGCGGGAAATGTGCGAGGCCGTCACAAAGTACCGCACGACGGCCGTCTACTCCGGCAACATGATCGGAAAGGACTTCTGGGTCGGCCGGATGATCTGGTGGTGGTTGTACACGCGGCCTGAGTCACTGGTCATCGTCACGGGTCCGACGCAGACCTCGATCGGTAGCATCACCTGGAAGGAAGTGCGTCGATCCCAACCCTCCCTGGCCAGCGCTAGGCTCTCTCGGGGAGTGAAGACGAGCCCGCATCTCGTGGATGTGGGCAATGACTGGAAGGCGATGGGATTCTCGACGACCTCGATCGAAAGAGCCAGTGGACATCATAATGAGCATCTTCTGGTTGTTGTGGATGAAGCTTCGGGCGTGGAGGAGGAGATCTGGGATGCGATCGAATCGCTGGGTTATGAGCGATTGGTCGCCATTGGAAACCCTATAAGAGCTGAAGGGCGCTTCGTTGATTTGATCAGGCAGGCCGATGTCGACGCTGCCGACGGTGTCCCTCCGCAGCTCGCCGTGAAGGCGATCCAGATCCCGAGTACGGAGTCACCCCATGCCCACCTCGACAAGTCGCCCTGGGGAATCGCCGACCGAACCTGGCTCGAATCTTGTTATCGACGTTACGGCCACGACTCCCTCTGGGTGCGAAGCCACATCCGGGCTCTCATCCCCGAAGTATCGAGTGACATACTCATCCCGCCCGAATGGCTGGACCGAGCGACCGCCGTACAGCGGGTTACGCTTCCCCCGAATCATCCGATCCACCGAACTCGACGAATCGCTGTGGATCTCGGCGAAGGCGTTGGCAGGGATTCGACCGCAATCCTCGTGAGGGACGCAGATGGGATCCTCGATTGTCACGCCGGCAGTTCTCTGTCTCTGGCTGATGCAGCGCAAGAAACAGCGCGCCTTAGCCGAGTCTGGGCAGTCCCCGCCGAACGAATCAGCTACGACAAGCTCGGCGTCGGCCGCGACTTCAGAAACCACCTCGTCAAGCACGGACTCGGAGATGCCGTCGGCTACGCCGGAAGCGGCCGACCACAGAATCGCAAGGCGTTCACGAATCTCCGCTCAGAGGCGGCATGGAAGCTCCGCAGAAGACTAGATCCCGAGCGGCACGTCGATGACCGCTATCCGTTGTCGAGCCGTCAGCCGCCGTTCCATATCCCGCCGCGGGCCTGGTGGGCTCTCCTCCGCGAGGATCTCGAGGCCCTAACCTACGACCTGGTAGGCAACCAGACCAGGCTGATCAAGAAGGAAGACTGGTGCGATGTGCTGGGTCGCAGTCCCGACCGAGGTGACGCGCTCATCCAGAGCTTTTTCCAGGAACCATGAAGCTGAACGGTTAGATTGACGTTCTCCGCGAGAAACAACTAAGCCATTTTTGCAGGGACGATGATGATTCACGGCAAGACCACCCCGGAAGAGGCCGCGCGTTTGAACGCGGAGATGAATGCGCCTGGCTCCTATTCGCACGCCATGCGAGAGCTGATGACCGCCGACACCGATTTTGGCCGCGAATGCACTGAGCATCCCAAAGTATGGCGGCCGAAGTTTTGCGGACCAGGTGAATGCGCGGCAACGGGATTCCCACCGGAGATTTTCCAGGAACCGATGACATGAGCAATACCGAGCACATCCGAACCTCGGAAGACATTGTTGCAGAATTTTCGGAACAGGCACAGAGCATCTTGTCAGGCAACAAAGCCCGCCTGGAGATCAATTCGAAGCACGGCGGAGAAGTTGGGGACAAATTCCTCTACCGGAGCGCGATAACTCGGGGCCGAGGCCATTCCGTGATCTCCTGCCGGGACGGCAACCAAAAATGACCAAGCGTCAGCAAAACCTGCTAGACCGCTTGAACGATGACTTCCGGTTCCGCCCCTGCCCTCCCGGGGCCGATCCGGTCAAGCACCATGACCGAGAGGTCGTGCGCTCGATCCTGGGGATCGCGGCGATGGACATAGTGCGGATCGCACCAGAGTCCAGGGAGCTGAACCACGCACTCAACAAGATCGACGAGGCTGTGATGTGGGCCCAGGCAGCGATCGACCGGCACGGTGAGAGCAGTCCGGAGGGCGGCGAGTGAGCGGAAATCCCGTCCAGAACTTTTGGTGGTTCCAGGCCGCCAAGAACAAGCGTTTGATCGAGACGATCGCACGGCTTGAAGACGAGAGCGAACGTCTCGAAGCCATGGCTGATGATCTACGGCTCGAGACCGAAACTCGGATGTGTGTTCGCGCCCGCCGGCTCGAGATCGAAGAGCTGATCACTGAGCTGATCGGAGCAAATCGTGTCGGGTGAAGGTTCCAGCGCTACCGATGCCCGGCTCTTCCCCGCGCTCCCGAACGTGGGGGGAAGCTTCTCATCCGACGACAAGGCGTGGATAATCCGTGAAGTGGAAAGCGGTCTGCGCAACCACCGTCCCCGCCTTGCCAGTGCCATCGAGAACCAGGCCTTCTATGACTTCGAGAGTGATCGATACCAGCCGCGCCGCGAGGCTGAGACAGAATTTGACTTTGCGGGGCGTCCCCGCCGACAGTCTGGTTTCGTCCAGCAGGCTGTGGATAGATTATGCGAGCACACGTATAATCCCGGCCCCCAGCGAACCATTATGGGGGATGGTCTGGCGGATTCCTTGCTTGAGCAGGTCTATGAGACGAACCACATCGACTGTGTGATGCAACATGCCGAGTCTCAAGCCACACTCAACGACGTCTGCGCCGTGCAGATCAAGTGCACGAACGACCCGAACAAGCCGGTCGACCTGCAGCTCTGGGGCGGCGATGAGTTCACGGTCTTCACCGACCCGGAAGATCCCCGCCAGGCGTTCGCTGTCGTTACAATTGACAGGTACAATCAACGGACTCGTTACAAGTTGTGGTTCGAGGATGAAGTCCGGACTTACCTGACCGACCAATACTCGGCCGACAAGACGGCCGGGGCCCGCGTGGCCTTTGCTCAGAAGCAGAACGGGAAAGAGGCTGAGAAGAATACCTATGGCTGCATTCCCTTTGCATTCCTGCACTATCGAGCTCCAGTTCGACAATTCTGGACGCCTGGACCGGGCGCTTTCCTACGTAAAGCTGAATTGCGGATCAATGACCGTCTCAGCGAGCTTGACGAGCTTATCTCGAAATACGGTAGGCCGATTGGAGTCTTCCGTAACGTCAGTCCTACATTCACTCCCGAAGTCGGACCTGGACGATTTATGCGCCTCTGCCGAGGTGGAACGGGCTACACCGGAGAAGGCTACTCTGACGGCGGAGAACCCAGCGCAGAGTATCTCCAAGCTCAGCTAGCCATCGAATCGATCTGGGTCGACCTCGAGAAGTACATGAAGCAGGTCGCGACGGCCGTGAACCTGCCGTACAGCGCTCTCGAGCTTCAGTACGACGACGCCCCCTCTGGCATCTCGCTCATCATCAAGTCCGCTCCGCTGCTCACTCGGGCCCGCCAGCGGCGTCCAATCTACCAGCTCGCCGAGATCGCCCTGGCCCGCAAGATTCTCACTTCCGCTGGCAACCACTATGGCCACGCTGACCTGATCACACAGGCGAAGACCCTCGAGCTACTCCTGGCCTGGGCGGAGCCACGCATCCCGATCCCCGGGCCTGATCGCGACCAGTCGGACGAGTGGGAGATGCAGGTCGGCATCAAGAGCCGGATCACGGTGTGCATGGAGCGTTACGGGTTGACCCACGACCAGGCTGTCGACCACATCAAGCAGGTGACCGAGGATGAAGAGGCGGTCAAGCAGATCCTGCCGCAAGAGCTGACCCCGCCGGCCAGCGAGACGATGCCGTCAGAGGAGCAGGACGCGAGAATGCAGCAGCAGTATGACGACACGACCGGCGCCGAGAGCGGCTATGAAGACCGCGGCTCGAACGTGACCGGCCCGCAGACGACCAGCGAGGCGAGCGACTGATGGAAGCATCTTTCTTGGCAGGACGATGCGGTCAGGGGGTGGCCAGTGCGTGTGCGCCCCCTGACATTTTGGAGGTGAGCGACTGATGAAAGTGCGTGACCTGAAGCCCGGAATATCTTTCACGATCGAGGGGTCAGGATCGCTAAATGGGTCGAAGACGACCTACATCAAGCTCGACAACCTGGGCGACTCTTGCCGAGACAACGCGATCATCACCAAGATTTTCGTAACCACTCGTCTTTCCGGCGACCAGGATGTCACCTGGTCAAGTCCTTTGCCGATCGACAGCGACTGATAGATGTCCAGGCCCGGCCACGACCACGATGGGAGCTGACTAAGCATGCGTCCTTGG